ATATATAACAGAATTACAGACTGCTAGATTACTTGAGCAGGATAGATTACAAACTATGGAAAATATTAAAAAATCCATAGAAGATCAAATTGCTAGACAACAACAATTAGCTGATATTCTTCAGGGTATTAATAATCAAAGAGTATCACAAGATTTTGAGGCTAGCCAACGCGGTAGAACACCTATAGGAAGGCAAATAGCTCAGATCAGAGAGAATGCTAGGTTAGCCGCTCTAGAGGCTGGTAGAGCCTTCTCACAGGCGTTTGAGGATAGTGGAGATGGTCTAAGTGCTGAAAGAGCACAAGAACTGTCTGATGGTCTAAAACAAATAGCTGAAGGTTATAATGAAATAGCTAATCGTCAAATAGAAAATCTAGAAAAAAGCAGAGAGTGGAATGAAGGATGGCGCGAAGCATTTAAACAATATGCTGAGGATGCTGGAAACGCCGCTAATCAAGCTAAAACTTATTTTGATACGTTCTCTAGAGGATTTGAGGATGCCATTGTTAGATTTGTTCAAACAGGCAAATTGAGTTTCAAGGATTTAGCAAACAGTATTATTGCTGATTTTGCTAGAATACAAGCTCAAAAAATGTTTACAAGTCTATTTGGTGGTGGTGGATTATTAAGTGGAATAGGTAGCCTATTTGGTTTTGCCAATGGTGGAACTGTTCAAAGTATGAGACCTATTATAGTAGGAGAGCGTGGTCCTGAATTATTTGTGCCAAGAATGGCAGGAAATATTATTTCTAATCAAAACTTAAGACAAACTGAAGCTCAACCTCAAATAACAAATGTAAATTATAACATTAATGCTGTTGATGCTCCGTCATTTAGAAGTTTGGTGGCGAGAGATCCACAATTCATATATAATGTAACAGAGGTAGGACGTAGAGCCTCACCAAGTAGGAGATTGGCATGAGTATTCAAACCGTAATTGATCGTGCTCAAAGCATAGAAATTGACAAGAGACGAACAACTGCTCAAAGTGTAAGTCGTAGTCAGAGATTAAAAACTGCTGAAAGAGTAGGTGCTCAACCTTGGAATTTTGTTGTTACTCCTCCTGGTAGTTTAAGTTGGAGTGGTAATCGTGCTGCTATAGAACAAATTGATAGTGCTGGTAGAACTGATGAAACTGAAATCAGTCTAGCAAATAATCCTAAAATGGCCTATATAACAGAATATCAGGGTGATTTAAACTCAACTCAACAGACTAATCTGTTAATTACGGCCACAACTACAGCAAGTTTCACTGTATGGAATTTGCCAGCAGTAGGCGCAACTATAGATAGTCGCAGTGAAACTTTTACAGCACAAAGTTTTCCTGTTGAAGTAAGCACTACATATGCTAGAAGTTTTGATACTGCTAGAACTGATTTCTTAATTACAAATACTGAATATGATAGTAAATTCTATAAACTACAAGTAGGAGATAGATTAACTACATCAACATATTTGACAAGTAATCAAACTGTTAATTCTATAACTAGAAATTATATAACTGTAAGTTCAACGCCATACACAAGAGTAGTAATGAGTGCCGCACCTAATGCTAGTAGTGCGCTTAACACTCCAATACAATTTACTAGCACAGCTTCTACTCTAGTGTCAACTACAACTAATATTTTTGTTGCTGGAGATCTAATACAGCCAAATAATAGTAGATATCCCTATGCTGTAAAGAATACTGTTGCTAGAGGCAGTGGTTCAACAGTTTCTGTTAACCTACATCGTCCTGTAATAACAAGTGAAGGTATAACACTAACAGGTCAAGCTCTTAAAATAGGTGAAGATGTAACATTTAGAATGGTAGTTATAGAAATGCCTACCTATCGAGTAATACCATATGATCGTATACAATTTACTGGTGATTTTAGATTATTGGAGAAAGTTATATGAGTATTAGTATACCAAGTTTAACAGCCGCTACAATTAAGCATTGTGTTCTAATAAAATTAACTGTTAACTCAACAGAATATTATATTAGCAATGCTTATGCTCCACTAACCTATGATGGCGATAGTTATCAGGCCCTAGGTCACTTCCTAAATTTTAGTGATATTCAAAATGATTTAAGAATAACAAATGCTAATCTAGGTATTAGCTTAAGTGGTATTCCTAAAGATGCGGGCGAGGCTGGTCTTGGATCTTACAATAGTTTTATAGAATTAATATTAAATGAAAATATCAAAGGCAGCAGAGTAGAAATTTATAGAGCATTCTTTAATTTAAATACCCTAGCTATAGCTGATGTTAGTTTAAGATTCAAGGGATATATTAGCAATTATACTATTTCTGATACAAGAGATGAAAATACACAGGTAGAAAGTTATACTATTGCTGTTAACTGTAGTAGTATTCATGCTGTTCTAGAAAAGAGAATTAGTGGTCGTAGAACTAATCCTACGGATCAACGCAGTCTCTATGCCAATGATACAGGTATGGATAGAGTTATTCAAATAAGTAACACTAGCTTTGACTTTGGTAAACCACCTCCTCCAGCTAGATCTACAATTATGCCTGTTACAGATCCTAATACCTCAATATGATAAAATTAGCTGAAAGAACTGACACTGTAAAAATATTAGAATTAATCCAAGTATTTTTGGAGGATACAGCCTATGATTTAAGCAGGGATGCCGCTAAGGATCGTGAGCATTTACTTAAATTAATTTGGACAGTATTTAATAGTGGTTACATTTGGTTAGCATTAGCTGGGGAAAAACCTATTGGTATTCTGATGGCAATTAAACAACCAAATATGTGGTTGCCAAGTCATCATGAATTAAGAGAATTAGTATATTACATATTACCTGAACATAGAGGAAAAATAGTATCAGGTAGATTGTTTAAAACATTTGAAAAAAAAGCAAAAGAATTATTGGAACAAGGAAAGATTAGTGGTATTTTTACAACAAGGATGAGTTCTACAACCAGTAATTTTAATTTAAGCAATCATGGATTTGATTTAGTAGAACAAACTTATTTTAGGGGAAGATAATGCCAGCATTTACCGCAGTTGCCACATATATAGTTACTGGGATTACCGCAGCAGTAGGTGTAACTTTAGGTGCTGTTGCCACAACATTTCTTACTAGTGTTGTTGCTACAGGTTTGGCTTATGTTACCTCTAGATTATTAGGAGTTGGAGAAGTAGGAAGTAGAGGAAACCCTGCTACTGCCGATCAGGCACAGGGTGTCAGAGTTCAATTACCTCCTGCCACAGAAAACAAAGTTCCCCTAATTTATGGTAGAGCGTTTACTCCTGGAATTATCACTGATGCTAGAATAAGCAATGAAAATAAAACAATGACTTATGTTTTAGTCATTGCTGAAAGAACTCAAAGTGGAACATTTACTTGTCAAGATATATATTGGCAAGATCAAAGATTAGTGTTTAAAGCTGATGGTTACACAGTAGATTATGCTGTTGCTAGTGATGGCACAAATAATGAAAAATTGCGTGATGGTGTTCGTTGCTGGGTTTATTCTGGTGGAACAGCAGCAGCATATCAGATAAAAGGCCCAAGCCCAGCAGTAAATGCTTATGATACCTTAGGCGATACTAGCGATTATGCCTTAAATGATTTAGTATTTGCTGTTATACAATTAGATTACAATAGTGAAAATGGAATAACTGGCCTACCATTAATTACATTTGACATTAATAACACACTAAAGAATCCTGGTGATGTATGGGTTGATTATATGACCAGTGTTCGTTATGGTGCTGGAATAAGTTCTGCTGATCTTGATCTTGATAGCGCAACAGGTTCTACTGCTACAAGTTTAAAAAGTATAAGCAATGTTATACCTACAAATCAATTCCAAAGTGATGATGTTACTGCTTCAACTCAAGTTAGATTTGAAATCAATGGTGTCCTAAGCACAGCAGATACTGTTAGAACAAACCTAGATAAAATTAACCTAGCAAGTAGTAGCTGGACTACTTTTGACTATAAAACTGGAACATGGAGCGTAATACCCAATTTTACAGCAACTGCTGGTCAATTGTCAGCAGCCTTAGTATATAATGATGATAATATTATTGGCGAGATAACATTAACTAGCACAAACCTAGAGGATTTATATAATAGAGTAGAGGTTGCCTATTATAATAGAGGAGCACTTGATCAAAATGATTATTACAAGGCTGCTACAGCCAGTGGTGAATTAAATGATTTAGAGCCACGCAATGAATTAAAAATTCAGGCAGATCTAATAAACAATAGAATTCAAGCAGGCAGAGTAGGTCAAATAGAATTAAAACAAAGTCGTGTTGATCTTGTTATAACATTCCTAGCAGATTATTCAGCACTACAAACTGAAAGTGGTGACATAATAAAAGTTACAAATTCAATCTATGGATTTAGTAATAAATTATTCAGAGTTGCCAAAGTTGTTGAGACTGAAACTGAAGATGGCATGTTAGGTGCTGAAATAACAGCCATCGAATATAACGGTGATGTTTACAGTGACGAACGTCAAACTGATGCTGCTAATAAGCCTATCAGTGATATTCCTACTAGTGGAACTAGCGGTAGCTTGCCAGCACCCAGTGCTCCAGTTGTAAGCAACGTAAATGAAACTGCCAACACACCTAATTTTACACTAGCTACGACAATATCTACAACGACAAGTCCAGTTAATTTGATTGAATGGTTCTACAGTGATAATTCAAGTAGCGGATTTGCTTTCCTAGATAATGATCGCAGTATAGCAACAACCTACAATCAAGGTGAAACTGTCTATGATGTTGTTACTAACCTTGTAGAAAGTGGAACATGGTATTTCAAGGCTAGAACAGGATTAAATGGTCAATACAGTGCCCTAAGTGCGGCTAGTGCTCCTTTCGTTTGGAATCCACAGCCTGCTGGTGCTAATCAGGGAACAATTAACACATCTACATTTAGTAGTGAAGTATTCATTAACAGTGTAAACAGTGGTGTGTTTAATATTGCGCTAACTACTGGCACTAATGATTACAGACCAATTAGCGTTGATCCACAGATTAGTGTAAATGTTAATACAAATAAAATGTATTTGGGATCATGGGAAGTTAGCACAAATACAAATGCTACATTCGTAGAATATGCTTCAACACTAACCGCTGCCCTTATTAGTATTACTGCTAGTCAACCTGTGTATTTTACAGAACAATTAACACCATCAGGATTTGTTAACAGCCTTAATACAACGACACTAATAAGTCCAGCAACAGGAACATATATTGTAAGTTGGAGAGCACAATTTGGCAACGCAGAGAATAATGTAAATTATCGTGCTAGAATGTGGTTAAGGGAAAATGGTGTTGATGTTCCTCGCAGCACAACTACCATAAGTATTCCAGGAGCACACGGTGGTGATGATGGATTTGCCATATTGACTAATGTTTTCATGTTTAATTCAGATGCTGGAGATGTATATGAATTACATTGGACAGGAGAAGATTTAGATTTAAGTTTAGAAACTATTCCTGCTAGCACAGGCACTCCACCTTATCCTATGAGTCCTAGTGTAGTGCTAACAGCCTATAGAATGGTAGGAGGCGCATAATGAGTGGAGTTTTAGATTGGAGCAGATATCTAAATCTGTTTTACACAGTCAAAGATATCAGAGAACATTTTCCTCTAGAGCAGGAACATATCGTCTATGATTTTAATGGATTAGGTGCCGATGGTTGGACAGGTAGTTTAAATTGGCAGACACTTATCATAGATCGTATGCGCTATGATATTTTCAATAATCCAAAATTTGATGAGAGCACAGTAATTGGTTATTATCCTGAAGGAAGTTTAACTGGATTGACACCTCCACAATTAGTATTACCTGCTGGAATGTATACTGGCCCTATTATTCCTGACAGTTTTGAGAATGTGCCAATTACAGTTGTCAGTTTTGATTTTGAAAAGGGAACTGAGAAGTTTAGTTTACAATTATTGTTGATTGAAAATTGGCAGATAGGAATTGAATTAGGTGATCCAAGAGATAATGCTGATTTTTCTCCTGTAGATGGTTTAGATTCCACTTTATTGATTTTTAAAGACAAAAATACTGTTTTAGTGGGAGATACAATAACTTTATCAACAGAAAGTGATATTCCTGAAACTGAACCTCTTCCTCCAAATCCAGTTGTAAAATTTTATCGTAGAACTGGACCTGTAAGTCAAGTATTTTTAGGTAGCGCACCTTTTATTAATAGACGCTCTTCTTTTACATTTAATAGTTCTGTAGTTCCTGTTTCAACAGCTTCTTTTTTCGCAACATTTGCTGGAACTCGTCGTTATAGATTTGAAAGAAGTGCTGATATACAGGTTGATGTTATATCAGGATATCCACTTGATGTCAATTTAAAATTGACTCCTTCTACAGCAACAATTAATACTTCTATACTTTCAACAGCTTCAGCAAAAATAAGTAGTGGTTTTCCATCTACAAGTTCTATTTTTATTAATAATTCTACTACTTTTACTGTAACTGCCAAAAGTCCTTTTAGTGGAGAAGTCCTTAATCCTGTTAGACAAAATAGTTTTTTCAGTAATGCTTTTTTTGAAACAAATTTTATTACAACATCAGGGTATATTCCTACTAATTTAAATCTAGCCTCTTACGTTACATCAAATGCTAGGAGTGATGGTGTAAATTATATTTACAGTGCCACTATAACAAAAGATTATACTGCTAATCTAGCTTGGGGACCAATTTATCCTCATTTCATTCCTCCAGGATCAACTAGCACAAATTTAAGAATAATTACTACGCAAACTCGTAGTGAACCATTAATACCATTAACAATAAATGTAATAGATCCTAGTTTAAATCAATCTGTTAATAATATTTTTAATGCGACTACTATACAATTACAGGCAAGCAGTAATTTAGATAGAGATCAAAAAATAGCACCAAGTGCTATAACTTTTGATGCTAGATTTAGTCCTGATTATAATATTTTAGATTATACTTCAGCTAGAACACCACCTACACCAGCATCAACTTCTACTGCTAAAATTTCAATGAGAACTCTTTATTTGGAAAAAAATGAAGTTCCTGTTGTTAATAGCAATCCCCTGATGATAGGTAAAACATTTAAATTTCCTGGTAGTGAAGTTCCTAATAACGCTGCTGTAAAATTTGATAGTGTAGATACTGGCACCTATACAGTTCTTTCAATATCAACACTTACTTCTGGATTATACAGTGGAACTAATATTATAACCATTTCACCTAATTGGCAAATACATCCATTGAGTGAAAATTATAGAAAAATAGGAAATACTACTTCTAGTAAATCTGTTCCTCAAAGATCTACTTACCAACCTGTATCTTTTACTTGGACAGCCACTTCTAGATTAATTCCTAATGTTGGAGAAGGTGAAACTTTAACTAATCCTTATTATGTAGGATTTGATTTTACAGCCAGAGGTTTCCCTTTTGCTGATTTAGGTTTTCCTATGTTTTGGTCTAGTGAATGGATCAATACTGTAACTAATCAAAGTATATATTTAAAAGCAGGGCCTACAGCAACTTTTAGATATAAACAAACTATTCTTCAACAATATGATGCCCTAACTCCAAGACCAGGAACATTTACCAATATTAATAGTGGATATTGGAGATATTCTGTATATTCAGATCAATTATATCTAGGTCCTAATCCTGATGGCCCTAGAGAGGATGATTGGAGGGCACCAGTAGGTGAATATTTTGAAAATACTACTAGTTCATTCCAAGCTAAACCTATAATTTATGATGATGGTAATTTTAATTATGACATCTATCAGGATTTAATATTTGATCGATATATTAGGACAGGAACAGCAACAGCTCTGTATATTAATAGAGGAGCAAATGTAGCGGAATTTCCAGCAGGATTTAATGGCAGAAGGGGAACTGAATTAGATTTTCCTTTTGTAAACCCCATTTTCCCTCAAACATTTCCTATAGAGGAAAGACCTCCTGAAATTGTAAGAGCACAACAATTTGGAATTAATAATCCAATTAGTCCTACGGGTATTGATAGGGTTTTAACCCAAACAACAAGTTCAAGATATCTATCTAATCAAATAGCAAAAATTACTAGTCAATATACATTTGATAATGCTGGCAATGTTAGAGAAAAAGATATTTTATACTTCAATCAATTACCAGTAAATGTTACTACAGGAACTACTCTTGTAATCAATACTGTTACATATAGTGTATATTCAACTGGAACTAATTTAGTTCGTGTAGATCCTCCTTGGTATAATCACGTAACTGGCGATTTTACAGAATTACACGATGATAATATAATTTTTAGTAATCCTTCATCTTCTGAGGCAGTAAAATATTCAGTTCATAAGATTACTGAAATGAAATATGTTGGATTAGGAATACCTTATTTTACAGGACCATATGTGTTCAATAAAATAAAAATTTCTAATGCCTCCCTATTAAGAGTAGGAACTATCTTTTACATACAAGGTGGCCCATTAAGTCCTGTCAATAAGATTTTTAGTATAACAGCACTAGCTGATTCTCAAGGATTTTTTACTATAAGTCCTGCCTACTTAATAAGCAGTTATACTGAAACAGAACAGTGGCGTAGAGATAATGAGACTTATCAATACTTTTTAGATTTTGATAGAAATAGAGATATAGTATTCTATACTGATCCATTTGTTTCTAATTTATTGAGTGTTGAACAAGCTAAAACTCCTAATGTTTTAGTATTAGAGAATATTCCTACTAATTTAAGGTTAAATGCTAGATTTACTTCTACTTTACCAGCATTTTCTGGAACATATGTTATAACTAATATTGATCCATTAAGAGAAAGTATAACTGTAAGTCCTTCATGGACATCAGGGCAGTTAAATTCATTAAGTCAATGGAATAATAAGAAATTTACATTTACAAATACTGTATCTAATACTTCTACTGTAATTTTAGGAGTAGCTACAGCAGTAAATACACAAACTAATTTCAATACTACTTGGTCTAGAAATATGACTCTTGAGCCAGGAACCTATCAAGTAGGAGCCAGATTAACTCCTGTATTTGAATTAGGATCTCAAGCTCCACTTCGTTATTCTACAACAAGCACCAGTCGTTTTACAATTCAAAGTGCTCCTGGTTTTATAGCTCCACTTGATTTAGAATTTCAATCAATAAGCTCAACTCAAACTAGAGTTACAATGGTTTGTAATGGTGCCGTTAGTGTTGATCCTAATCATTATTATGTCTTCGAGGAACCTGCTAGATTTTTCTCACAAGAAAATTTATTAGGAACTTCAGCATGGACTAAAACTGCTAATAAACTTGAACAAAGAGCATCTCTAGTTGTTAATAATGTAGTATTGACTAATAGTTTTCAAGTTCGTTGGGCAGGAAGTATGAATTATAACAAGACATTTGAAGATCAATATCTATTCCAATCTTCAATTTTAGCGATTCAGTAGAATACTAGTTAAAATAACGTATTTTCGGATCAATTATATAAATAACTAGGTGACATTCCTTAGAGTGTTGCCTAGTTCCTTCAGGAGTTTTTCATGGCAGGTGTGCTTTCATTCAGTCAATATCTGGGTGGTCCAGATAATATAAATATCGAACAGATATTTCCGTCCACACAACGAACGCTAAACTACAATTATGGTAGAAATATAGCTGGTTGGACTTTTAACGTAGATCATCAAACAATTGTTGTAGATTCAGTTGCTTTTGATAGAAATACTGGTAGTCCCAATTTTGCTAACTCTACTGTTATTGGATATTTTCCTGTTGGAGTAGTGTCAACCGCTAGTTATGTTTCAGTTAGCAATGAGGCAACGGGCTTAGTGAACATTACCGTTCCAGGCAATTTATATAGTGGACCTATATTACCAGATGCCAGAAAAAATGTTCCTATTACTATCGTCGGAGTAACTTGGACAGATAACAGTAGTCCAGTTCAAATAAACACCCATCGTTGGGCATTTATTCAAAGTTATGAGCCAGGTATTACACCAGGCGACCCCGCCTTAGCTGTATCATTCACTAGTATAGTGTAAGGAGAATCGGGTGTCTTTTAACTTTACAGTTACGCAAGTTACACAAAACTTCACTGCTACACTGACAAATCCAATTAACTTAACATTTACTGAAGATCCAGATACAGTAAATGTTGTTAATCAAATAACTACAGTAACTGTAGTTAACAATGTTCAGCCTGTTACAGTAAGTGGAGTAGGTGGTGGCAATGCTAGCTATAATCAAAGTTTAAACACTACTGATAACGTAGCATTTGCTTCAGTAACAACCCCAGTAATATATGGCCCTGCTCAAGCTCCAGTTTTATTTCCAAACGGCATCAGTGTTGCCAACGTAGGAAATACTTTCAACGGAAGTATTGATCTAGGTCAACTTTATGGGACATTCACAAATCAAATTAGTTTAATACTAGCCCTATTACCTATTGATTTTGGGACTGCTCTCATACCAGGAACAATATCCATTAATTTTGGACCAGTATAAGGAATAATCATGAGTTTACAATTAAGACGCGGCACAGCAGCAGAAGTAGCAACAATAACTCCAGTAGATGGAGAACCAATTTATGTAACTGATAGCAAAGAACTTGTTGTCGGAGATGGTTCTACAGTAGGTGGAAACAGAGTCAGTTTTAATGCTGAAAATCTAGGAGTAGGTGAATTAACAGAAAATCTTGCTAGTGTTACAACTCTTTTTGACAAGAGTGCTGGATCTGTTCGCCTATCAAATCAAACAAATAACAATAATGTGACTGTTAGTTCTACAGGAACCGTAATTACTGGTCCAACACA